AATATATCCAATATTACACAATATCCACAAGGCGTGAATAATTATTGCTGCTGCTAAGATTTTGCCGAATGTGTCATAGGGTCTTATTTTTTTATGCACTTAAAGCATATAATTATTATTATCACCACTATCAAAACCTGAACGAATAAGCAGTTCTTTAAATGCCATGCTAAATTACAAAGATGAGTGTTCATGGCTTATAGAACAGCATTATAAGAATTAGTAATGAAAAAGCGCTCATCAACATTATAATCACAAAATCTTTGTACATATAGCTTTACTCCTTTTATTCAAAGTTTTAATTGTTTGTTCTAAGGTATCTTTAAGCAGTATTTCCTGATTTTTTTCAAAATAATCAGCTTTAATAGTTTAGTATTAGATATATTGGTGTTTTTTTAACCATATCCACATTTTTGCTTTTGAGTTGGTTTCGGTGCCTGCTGATAGCTGCCCTATTTTACGCCTTCCGGATAATAAAACCATAATTGGTATTGTTTTGATAATTTGTTCATTCTGTTCTTTCTCCTTTATCAAATGCCTCAGATTTGGTAAAATCACAGCTATTTAAAATATTTCTGTGCATAGCATGAAGGTCAATAAAATCATAATCAGGATGTTGTTTAGTAGATCTACTGCTAATTTGTTTATAACAATTTTCATTTTACCTCCTTTTCTCATTTCTCACCTCCTTAACTTTCGTTTTTTCTTCTCAACTTTTTTCGTTGCTCTTTTGCTTTGCTAATAAATTCATCTGATAAGGGAGAATTTATAAACTCTGGTTGGTTTTTAATTATATATAATTCCTCATTACAATTAGGACAAACACCTCCGTAAACTTTACAACCACAATCTTTACAGTGTTTCATCTCTCATCATCTCCTATCTAAACAATTATTCCTTAAAAAGTTTACCTTCCTTTCCCCATCTTAACTTCCTTCCTCGTCAATCCCATTTCTCTCATAACCTCCCATACACCCTGCTTTATGCTGCCTAACTGGTTACTTGACTCACATTTAACCTTTACAGTTAGAGTACAGGGCTTTCGCTTATTGCTTTTTAGTATGTTAAGAGGCTTGCGACGGGTTGAACATCCGCATTTCCTCTGCGCAGGAGGCGTATTTTTAGGCTTATACGATGCAAGTTTCTTAACTCTTTCTGCCATTTTGTTTACATCCTTGATTATATTTTTATCATGTATTAAAGGTATTATTTTCATCTATTCCTCCATTCCTCCAATGTCAAATATTTCTTACAAGTAAAGGGTACGTAATATTGGTATTATTGGCTCTATAGTCTTTGTAAGATTCCTATTTTCACATATTTTATCAAATTTTATATGGCAAGATGTACAAAGCCTTTTGAAATCTTTCAAATCTCTTTTGTATTCTCCACTAATATTGGCCCAAACATATTTTTTAGCTTTAGTTGTTTTGCAATCTTCACAAATTTTTGGTTTACCAAAATGTCGAGCTATCCAAGCATGTAAGGCATGATATCCAACTTTATCACCTTTCCATGCATAGGGCTTGTGACCTTTCTTGAACCAAGTTATTTTAGCATTTGATTTTTTTAATTTTTGTATAGATTCAATAGACCATATTTTACCAACATTTATCTTGTGTCCTTTTTGAAAACCATAGCCACAAGAATTTCCTATGACAAATCTTCCTAGCCTATCTCTTTTTTCCATCGTTAAACATTAACCATATTTTACATTTTGTTGGTATTACATATTTCCAATAAATTCCATCTATTGTTCTTGCAACTGCCCACTTCTTAAACTTTGGTTGGCGTTGAGCGTTAAGGATAAAGCCCAGAGTGATTAAATACATCACAAATACAATCGTGCAAATATACATCAGTTTTTTGATTATAAGTTCAAGGCGTTTCATTTAGTTTATGGATTATTTCATCTATGGTTTTAACTATCGTATAAGTCGTATAAGTCGTATAAGTCGTATAAGTCGTATAAGTCGTATAAAGTGACGGCAGGCTGTCTTCACCATTTATTGGATCTAAAAGTTTTATCTTACCTTTGAGGCCGGACTTTTTAGGCGTAGATTTTCAGTTCTCAAATATTTTCTTCATATCCTGCCTCCAATTATAAATACAGCCAGAAGGGTAAAACTGGAAGCCGCTCTGTACTTTTGATTGGCTCGTTTATCCGGCTGGAATTTTATTATTTTAATCCAAAGTTTGTCTTGCTTCTTTAGTTTCATAGTCATATTCTCTCTCAATTTCTTTTTTTACTATACCTGTTTTTGTTTTTATTGTCTGTAAGCCATGTTCTTTATGGTCAATTCGGATGGGTTCAGTTATTTCTTTATAGTACATAACTCCATCTTTTTCGTAAATTTCACATTCATTTTCTATAGTATGAATATTTACCCCTTCTCCTTTCTCAAGGATAAAACCTTGATACCATTTAATTTTCTTTGCTCCTTCAGGTATTGAATTTACTTCAATTAATGTTACATCTCCGTGAATGTTTACTATTTTTTCCATCTTTCCTCCTTTTATGTTATTATTTTTGGTAAATTAGCTATTATTTCTAACTCTTTATCAAATGTTATATTATTTAATTGTTCTATTAAGCCCCGAGTCCATGCAAAAGCATGAAGAGATTTCTCAGCTTCAGGCGGCACAGGTTTGGCATAAAAAATGCCTTTCATCGATGCATGTTCAAAGTATAAATATTTCCTGTCTATGTTATCGTTTAGCCTCATATGAAACAAAGTATAAGTTAATCCTGTTTTATTGTCTTTATAAATATCAAGTTTTTTCGCATTGCTTTTTAATAATATTCTATCTGCTCCTATCTTTCTAATTATTTCTCTTTGCACATCTGCATTTTTTTCTTTCAGAGCAAGTTCAGGATTAAGTTTTTCAGCAGGAGTTTCTACAATTTCTTTCGATACTGTAATACCGTTGAGTGAATATATACCCCATCCGTCCCGCCATTGTGTAGACATTCCTGTTTCGTTATGAAGCTCTCCTTTTGAATTTCTACAAATTCTGCTTGGTCTATTACAGACTATTATGAAATTTTTATTTGGCCACCAGTAACAGGCTGATTTTTGAGCTAATTCATATGCTTTTATTCTTTCCATTATATTTTCTTGAAGTTGCAGTTTACACACGTCAGTAAAAAAAGTAACATATGCTTGCCATGCAACCCGAAATTGTCCTCCCAACCAGCAATGCCAAGGTAGTTTGGCTGAACGAACGGCTGAACGAACGGCTGAATCAACGGCTGAATCAACGGGTGAACCAACGGCTGAAAGAATGGCTGAAAGAATGGCTGGACCAACGGCTGAACGAACGGCTGAACGAACGGCTGAATCAACGGCTGAATCAACGGCTGAAAGAATGGCTAGACCAATGGCTGAACGAACGGTTGGATCAACGGCTGAATCAACGGCTGAATCAACGGGTGAATCAACGGCTGAATCAACGGGTGAACCAACGGCTGAAAGAATGGCTGGACCAACGGCTGAACGAACGGGTGAACCAACGGCTGAACGAGATTGTTTTCTTGTCATTGAAGCTTTGGATGCTTCCAGAGCTCCTACAATAGGTGATTGCACTCGTATTATAGGCACTTTTTTTAGATTTGCAAATTCATAACATTTATGAACTCCTCTTTCAAAATTATCCCAGTCAGCCTCATCGGTACATAGCCCTATATCAATCCATTTTTTTATCCATTTGTCAACACGGCTTCTTTCTTTATCAGTCAGCTTGTCTATTCTTGCTTTCATTCTTTACTCCTTTAAATTTCTTCTTATAAGTATCTAAATCACACTTTAAAAGTTTAGCCAAGCCTTTATCTTTCTGGATTTTGTAGTTTTTGTTTGTCATTTATTCCTGCTGATTTAACTGTGTTATTCATCTAATGCCCCCCTTAAAATATTCCCTCAAAAGTTTAGCAAATTCCACTGTTGCCGCAAGATGAAACCTCTTACATTGGAGAACATGAGTTGACAACGAAGGAAAACGCCAGAGTGCTTTAATTTTAATCACTGGTTTTTGGAATTTAATCATAATTTGCCTCCTCCTTGTTTTTAATCGCTCTCTTATACAACCGCTTCAGAATATAAAAAGCAGCATAATTAGGGTTTCTGTTACCGCACTTCCAAGCTATAATGGTGTTGACTGAGATCTTCAGTTTTGTGGCTAACTCTTCCTTTGTAAAGCCGCATTCAGTGATTAACAATCTTACTAATTTATGTCTTTCGTTTAATTTCATTTAATTGCCTCCTGATACAAAGTATTCTCTGCTCTTGTTAATAAATCTCTTACTATTACTAAAATTTCAGCTGATTTTTTACTTTTAACATCTGGAAATTGTATTTTTTTAATAGACTCAGCGAGTGTTAAAAGTTTACCTTTATCAGAAGCCTTTTTTTGAGCCTCTACCTTTTCTCGTTCTTCTCTAAGCTTTTTTTCCTCTTCTTCTTTTTTAGCTTTCAATTCAGCCTCTACCTTTTCTCGTTCTTCTCTTTCCTTCTTTAGTCTTGCTTGATTTTCTTTTTCAATCTTTTCTTTCTCAAGCCTTGCTTTTTTTTCTGCTTCTTTACGTTTTCGTTCAGCTTCCTCTTTTTCCTTCCTGAAGACTTCTTCCTGTTTTTTCTTTTCTTCTTCTGCTTTTTTGCGTTCTTCTGCTAATATTTTTTCCTGCTCTTCTCTTTCTTTTTTCAATTTTTTTTCATTCTCTTTCTTTATACGTTCTTTTTCCAATCTTGCTTTTTCTTCAATTTCTTTTTGCTTTTTTAAAGCTTCTTCTTTTTGTTTTTTTAACTTTTCTTCTTGTTTTGCTTTTTCTTTCATTGCTTTCTGTTTAGCAAGCTCAGCAATTTTACGTTCTTTTATCAAAATAGCTTCTCGTTCATCAGCTTCTTTTTTTAACTTTTCATTCTCCAATCTTATCCGCTCTCTTTCTTCTTCTTCAGCTTTTTCCTTAGCAATTTTTTCTTCTTCCTCTTTTTTTTCAGCTTTTATTCTTTTTCTTTCTATCTTTTCAGCTTGTCTTATTTCAATAAATTTTTCTTGTTTGTTAAGATATTCCTCTATAGGAATAATTAAGGCTTTTAAAACATTTGCTATACCGTCGATAGCTTTTCCTTCTCTTAAAGCCTGTTCTTTTAATTCCTTACGAGTTTTTTCAATAGCAATTCTTTTATCTCTCAAAAAAAGCCTTCCAACTTTTGCCATTTTCATATCTGTTAATTGAGTTTCGTCTATAACTTTAATAGATTTGGCTTTAACTTCCCACTCAGAAGCTAATTTGAAATAATCTTGAAATCTATCAAGAATTATTTTAGCTTTAGTAACTTCAAGACCGCTTTCTTTAACAATCAATTCTAACTTGTTTTCCATTATCATCCTCCTTTTAAGTTAATACAAATATAACATAATGTGTAACTTCTGTCAAGCTATTTCTTCAACGTTTATAAGTCCTCAACAAACGGCAAATCAATAACCTTGCCGCAAATTTTATTAATACAAACCTGCACCCTGCGTTTTTTATTATCGCTCAATCTGCGGTATACTTTAACTACCATGCTGTCTTCCTTGCAGCTAGTGCAGTATTTTTTCATTTATACATATCTTTCATTTCTTTGATTCTCTTTTTATATTCTATGGCTTTCTCTTGTAAATCAGCTAAAATGAATTTTACTGATTTTTTATCATTCATCCTTAATTCTTCTATGATACCTTGACCGTACAGTTTAATCAGGGCATCCATGTAATTGAGGATATTTCCGCAAAGATTAATATTGCAATTATAACATTGAGCATGAGTGCCTTTTTCGTAAAAGAGATTAGCATTATGCTTTCCCGGTATAAAATGGCCTGCTTGTAAGAGGGTTCGGGGAACTATTTTGTTACAGGAAATGCATCTTCCATAATCTGGTAATCCAGTAGTCCTCAAGCAATCTCGCAAACGGATATACTCTGAATATATTTTCCAAGCCTTTTTTTTAACTGTTTTTAATTTAGGTACTTTTTTTGTTTTCTCTCTCTTTTTTACCATCTAAATACCCCCTTTTAAAACCATCTTTATATCCTTGATTATGCTCTATAGCGTGTTTTCCTCGTTTTGTTAGTTCAAGATTTTCTTTCCTATTGTCATCTCTAATGCCGTTTTTGTGATGAATTATTTCATATTTTTTCAAACATCTTTTTAAACTCTTTGCTATAACCAATCGATGTTCAACAACATAGTTATTACTTGACATAGGATAATAAATGCTATTTTTCCCAACCCAGATATATTTATACCCATAACGGTAATAAAATCCTCCTTTCCAACAAGGAGATTTTTCGCCTATTCCGTGAAGTCTTTTCACTTTTTGTCTATCAGAACACCTTTTACATTTTGTGCAAGATAGCTTATTTTTGACAATTAAGACCCATCTTGGTTTACTGCAAATATTACAAGAACTCCATTCAAATAAGCTACGTTCTCCCCCGCCTCTTTTCTCTATTTCTCTACCTCTTTTTCTTTCTCCAATTAGTGGCATATTTCACCTCCTAACTGAATTATATCATGCTTGCAACAATTTGCCAAGCCTTTACAGCTTATGCAGAGTCCCCAAGAAATACACCCTGTAGTCATTAGACAATCTCTCATGCGTATCATCTTAGAATATAGGGGCCAGAGAATCTTCTTTTTATAATGGGTGATTGTTGGTGTTCTTTTCATCAGAAAAAATCTACCTCCCCGGGCAGTGGGATGTAGCATCCTAGAAAACTAGATGCCCACTCCCTGACTTTAGTTAAATATTCTTCCATTTTTACAGTTGATAACTTAGTTGTACTCACATAAGTAGGGATTTTTCCAGTATGTTTAACAAGAAACTTCATCTTAAGGGCCTCATGGATTTCATCAGGAGTATAGCCTAATTCCTTTGACAATATCTCAACAACTACAGCCCAATAATATGAATTTTGATTATTACTTCTCCCTTTCTTTCTCTTCCCTATGGTAATCTCAATCTCACCCTCTAACAATAGAACTTGCCCCCTGAATTTAACAGGGTCATACAGGCTTAGTTTTCCATTCTTAGCCATTCCAAAGAATTTAGCTTTCATCTTCTCCTATCCCTATTCCGGGTTCTTCTTCTCCAATATCTTTAGGCTTAGTATTAAGAAATTCAACCCTAATAGCTCTAATCATTACCTTGCTTCTCTTTTGGTCGTCTTTTTCCCACCTATACTGCTTTAAGGCCCCGCTCACACCAACTTTAGAACCTTTAGATAGGTATTGATGACAAGATTCTGCGATTTTTGACCAAGCTTCTACATCAAAAAAACTTACTATTTTTTCTTCTTTGTAAGATTCATTTACGGCTAGGCTCAAATTGCAGACTGCTGTACCATTAGGCAAATATCTGATTTCAGGATCTCTACATAAATTTCCTATAATATTAACACTATTCATATTTACCTCCTTAAAAAGTTGTTTCTGTAAAATAGATCTCAATTGAACCCATACCAACTATAAATTCTGCCTTATCATGATTTTTAGTTACTAAGGATTGTATTAACTTTTCGTCTGGAACCATGTATTTTTTATCTATCTTATTAATATCTAAAACCCTAAACTTATAATTTCTCCGCACCTTGACCTCTGTTTTAGGAATAGCCACTTCCGCTTGAGGTACAAACATATCATCTTTATCAACATTCTTGTTAATCTCTTCTTGTTTTTCCCGGGCCTCTTTCTCCTGCCTCCTGCGAAACGTAAACATTTCAGAGTTTATTCTATCTATAACACTTGTTAATCTAGTTTTCGCGGGCCGAAAAAAATCTCTAAAGTTTTTAAGTCCTTCATTGATAGGTTTGGTTACTGATTTTTCTTTACTGTCAACCAATTTCAACATATTCTTAGCTTCCTTGATGTCAACTGCGGCGAACTCATACCTTTTTTCAGTATCAACAACGTAATTTTCTAAGCTTTTACACACTTCTAAGGCTTCGTCAGTTACTTTTTGAGAACTCTTATCAACTTTTAACATTTTTAACCCTCCTTGCGCCCATCAAATATCATTCCTTCTGAATTACAGTAACCTCTTTTGTGAAACCATATATGGTAAGCGTGATTTTTAAAAACCATTAGATTTTCTATGCGATTATCACCTTTAATCTTATTAATATGGTGAACAACTTCTTCCCTTTTTAAATATCTACCAATATATTTTTCTATTACAATATGATGTTCAAGAATGTAATTACTTTTTGCAAAAGGGTGTTCAGACATGAATATCCACACATATCCATCGCTATTAATGTGTCTTCCTCCTTTCCAGTTTGGATGGTTTTTGCCTCTGCAATCAAAATGATTTTTACTAATTTTATCTCTTGTTTCTTTAGGAAGCTTTTTACCTTTCCAAAAACAAGGTTTACCTTTGTTGGCAACACTAATCTTCTTTTTAGTTTCTTCCGGCAACTTTCTTCCTTTGCCTAATCCTTTTCTATTCTTTTTTATCTTAGCACAAGTTTTTTCTGAATGATGATAAACACCCTTCAACCCTTTGTTCCAAATCTGTTTTGTTCTTATATAGACCCCTTTAGGCACTATGGCTCCTTAAATGTTTTTTTCGCCATCTCCAAGCCATGAGAAATGCTAAAAATCCATTCCTGTTAGGCTTTATAGTTTCTAATTTATAATCATTAGGCTTTAATTTAACTAATATATGCTCTTCCGGCGCCACTCCCTGATATTCCTCGATAAGAAGATCATAACCTCCCATGCACAATGAAAAATGCGGATAGGTAATTTGAGAGCATTTCCAATCATAGTTTTTAGACGTAAACATATCTGGAGTGCCGGCGAACTTCCATTTATTAGAATATAAAGGTTTTTCAACCTCAAGAGGGATAATTCTAGAATCTTCAATAAACTTCTTAGCCCCGTTAAAGTAACTAAGAACATCACCGCTTAAAGAACTCTCATCAAGCTTCCTAGAAAAATATAAGCTGATTGCCGCATGCACATAAGTTCCCAAAATCCTCTTATATTCCATATTCTTAAACTTAGAAAAGTCTGGTATAATATTCTCAGCTTTCAAGATTTGATTCACAGAATCGACAACCTCACCTTTCCACCTATACTCGTGAATATCAGCCGTATATACTAAACTCATATCGCCTCAGCACTAAAATCTTCCTGTATACCCCTATGCCCCAATATCATTTCCATAGCAAATATAATTTCCTTGGCCATTTTAACACTTTTTATATCCTTGGTAGTTTTACACTTGTTCTTTTTAAGAATGGTTAGGAAATCCTCATCCCCTAATTCGGCTCTCAAATCTTTCAATTTCTGATTAATTACCTTGACTTCGCTTGTAGAGGCTTTTTTCGCCTTAGGATTGCTTGCAGCGGCTTTTTCTGGTTTATTCGCCTCTTTCACGGGTGCCTTGCCTAAGTCAACCTTGTAGGTAGGCTCAGGATTGTTTAAGGGGTCTTTCTCTTTGGGTGCGGATAGCTCCTTTTGAGGTTTGTTTGGTTCTGAGTTTGGTTCTGAGTTTGGTTCTGAGTTTGGTTCTGAGTTTGGTTCTGAGTTTGGTTCTGAGTTGTGAGAATTATGGTCTGCATCCTTGTTATCATCTATACATAGCAATCCATTTAGTGCATATTTCCTTGCGTAGGAAGAGGCGGCACCTGTAATTTGTGCGGAATCCATACTTTTTTTGATATCTGCCTCTCTGGCGTAAGCATGGCATTCGATAAAATCTTCTTTGCTTCTAAGTTGAGCAGCAGCCTTAATGTAATATCTGTTTCCCATAAATACAATTTCATCAGTTAATATCAAAGTTAAATCGTTTGCTTTTAGAAAGGGTTTCACAGCCTCAAGTATATCTTCGCAAGACCTATACTTATATCTTCCAAAATTGTTATATTGCCCTTTAACAGCTTTCAATTCAAACTGTATCTTACCTAGCTTATCGTGTATCGTTTCAATTTTTTTCTCAGACATTTTCTTCCTCCTTTTAATATGGTTTATAAGGGAACTCTTTAAATTTATATATCCACCCTTGAAAGATAACCTCTTGGCAAATCTTCTCGCCCTGCCTATTCTTTGCTAAGTTAATAAAATTCTTCTTATTACCTGCTGGATCCTCAGTACCATATACTAGAATAACTTTATCAGCCATTTGTTCTAAGGCCCCAGTGTTGTGAACTAATATATCATTAGCATAGAAACAGTGCGTTTTGGGTATTGTAAGATCGTAGGTTTGTATTTTTCCTAAATACTCTATTTCTGTTATTTCATCTAAATTTAAAGGATTTATTCTTTCTGTCATTTTAAACTCTCCCTTGAGGTTGAAAAACCTTTATATTCTAATAAATGGAAGTTCGCCAAAGTATCTATGTTCTAATTTGTGTTCTTTACTAATGTTTCTTTTTTTTAGTGCTTTGCTTATTTTTTTCCTGTGGGCTATTGTTAATGGACTTAATTTTTTACCTTTATTCCACACCTTTTGTCCTTTGTGAGCGATACTTAATTTGGCTTTATGTTCTTCTGTGAAAATATGCTCCCTCATTTTCTTTCTTGCTTCCTTTGGCATCTTACTTCCTTTTTTCATGACAGAACCTCCTTGTAGATAATGCTATCATAAGCTTATCTGCTTATTAACTACTATTTTATCCCCTACCTTAACATATTTTACCTTTACCCATTTTCCGTTGTATAGTTTTGTATCTTTACTCATTATTATTTCTTTTCCAGCTTTAGTTTTAATTCTATAACATTCTAACATTCCTGTATTTACTACTCTTGACGGATTAATATATTCACATTTATTTGTTTCTAAGTTAAGGCTTTTTACTGGATTTAAATCGTTTTGGTCATATATTTCTTTTATCTTTTTACCATTAACTATGCTCTCTCCATGTATGCAGCCTTTCAAATCTATAATATCTGGTGCTCTATCATAGTTAACGCCGGAGGGTAATCTCCTAAGTTGAGATACTATAACAACTGCTATGTTTTGGGTCTTGGCAAGTTCTTTAAGCTTCCTTACATACTCAGTTAGGGCCATTCTCTCGTTTCCAAATTTATGCCACTCTATCTGTTGTATGAAGTCTATAAACATAACATCAGGCTTTTTGTACTTATATCCATTAGTTAATATCTTAGTTACTTGGTCAAAGGTATATCCTTCCTCAACAATCTCAAAGTCTATACCGGTTAAATAATTTTGAAAATTTTGATCTATCTTTTTAAAATTATCAGGATATATACCCTTTTTAAGACTAGCATATGTAATACCATTCATCTCACAGAATAACCTAGTAGTAAGCTCCCAACCCTTCATTTCTAAAGATAAAAACAATATACTATGCTCAGGATTATCCGCGAAAGACTGCGCTAATTGAAGGGCTAAGGAAGTTTTACCACCCCCGGTTTTCCCTGCTATGACCCAAACTTCACCTTTTTCTATTCCGTCTGTAGCTTCATCTAAAAAACTTAGACCTGTTGGGTATTCAGGATTTCCTCTTTCGGCTCGTCTTTTAAAGATTCTCTTAGCTTCGCTCCAATATTGGAGAAGGTCTTGATTTTGCATAGTATTTTCTCCTTTTCCTGTATTAATACTTTAATAATCTCTTTACAATTTCTTTTAATACCGCTATCACCCCTATTGTTAATGATTCTCTCACTCCAAAATTTTATTTTTTTATCAAGCTGCTTAATATCTGCTTTAAATTCTTTAACAAATTCATCATAAAATTCAGGTTTATCTTGTGGATTAGGCCAATATTCCAAATCAAGACAACCTTTTCTAATATCTTCCCAGTCTGTAATCATGTAAATTTTACCTTACCTTCACCACAATTTTTACTCTCCCACATCAGTATAGTATGATAGTGGGATTTATACTTCTTGTCTTTAGAGGCTACATAGTTTGCTAAACGAGTTATACGATCATCAGCCCCTCTTTGTCCAAAGCGTTTAACCAACTCTTCGTATTCTTTATCTGTAAGCAATACGTGATCGCTATATATATTACTTTCCTTTACTTTACTTTCCTTTACTTTGGTTCGTTTGCTTCGTTCTGCTTTAAGCGGTGCTTCGTCTTGTAATGTCTTATTCCTAGAAATGCCTGATTTTATTCCACCTATTCGCCCTGCGTCAACTTTTGCTTGTCTTTTTGCCATTCTTTTTTCAAGGTTTCTTATCACCCTGTTTGACCATACAAAATTGGCATCTTCTTTTAGTAATTCGTAGTCGTGAAGCAATGCTTCAAGCAGATTTTTAAAATATTTTATTTCGACTTGGAATTGGAAGGCTAATCCGTTAATCAACTTAGGGAATTTCTTTATTTTTCCACCCTGTTCATGCAGTAATTCTATTATAGCCCAATAAATTCCATAACCGGTATAGCCCCAATCATTAATCAGAGCTGAACACTTTGGATCTTTATGAGCATTTGAGTCATGTGAGAAGTAGTAAGTGTCTTTCATTTTAAAAAGGGCCTCCGCAAAGAAAGATGGTATCCTGACTGGCAGGACTCTCTCGCTTCGGCCCAGTTGATAAAACATTTGATTTTAGTTTTTGATTTACAGGATACCATGTAAGTAGATTAACACCTTAGAAAAGTGTGTCAATAAAAAAAACGATTATTTTTTTTAATCTTTGTTTAATCTTTGAACAACAAACACAAAAATAATTCTTGTAAAGCTGCACATTATGTTTTATAATGCATTTGGGCCATGTAAAAACTTTTTCTATTTTGTATTTTATGAAATGTTGAAGATGTCCTGATATTTTTAACAGCAGCGGTGTTTGGAATTGTTTGTGTAAAAAATGCAATCACCATATATCCATATATCCATATATCCATATATCCATATATCCATATAAACTCACCAAAATTTCTATGAGTTTATAATGTAATTTTTTTTAAATTTGTAAATCCAAACACAAAAAAAAGCTTCAGAGAGGTTAGTCCATAATGATATTAGAAAAAGACCCACAGAAAACTATTTACAAACGGGAGGAAAGACTTGTTGAAGTTTAGTTTGTTAATACTTTTATTTTTGGTATTTATTGGCTGCTCAATGCGCATGACATCGTATAAAGACGAAAAGGGCAACATGATTTACGAGGCAAATTATCAGGTCAAGCAGGCTGATTATCCTGACGGTGCGAAAATGGGCAGGAACGAGCCTCATAAAATATTGGATAATATAAAATTGGAACAATGAAATATTATAAAGGCAGAAACCCCAATCCAAAGAAAAAACCCCGCAAGAAGAAGCCGGAAGGCAGACCTACAAAATACAGCAAAAGATATTGCAAGGAGATAATAAAATACTTTCAGGAAAAAACAAAAGTACCTTATAAAGTAGTTGGTGTAGGAACAACAGCAAGAATAGTTGCAAATCCTTTACCATTTCTGTATGATTTTTCAGAACATATCGGTGTAACTTATATGACAGTAACGAGGTGGGTAAAAAAATATTCTGAGTTTTGTGACTCGTTGGAAACAGCCCGCGAAATTAGAAAAAACTTTATGGTAAATAATGGAATGGCAGGACTATATCCAACAGGAGTATTTACTTTCGTTGCTAAAAACTTAACGGACATGAAAGACCAACAAGATATTAAACATAGTGGAGAAGTAATAGTAATGCCAACCGTAAAAGTAAACGGTAAGTCAATAAACCCGGACATAGGAGAAGATGCCAAGTAACGTAACAGACGTTCCTAAATTACTAGATATTCCTCAAAAGCTATACCCAATCATAGAATGTATCGATGACTATAGATATTTTCTTTTGGAAGGCGGAAGAGCCGGGGGCAAATCACAATCAATAGCCCGATGGTTATTATGGCTTGCTGAAAAAAGGAAGATAAGAATTATATGCGGTAGAGAAACACAAAACTCAATTGACGAATCAGTATATACAATATTCTCAGATTTAATCCGCAAGTACAAATTAAACTTCCAAATACTATCCACAGAGATAAGACACATTAGAGCAGAGTCAACAATTAATTTCAGAGGATTCAGAGAACAGGGCCGCCATAATATCAAAGGCCTTGAAGGTGTTGATATTCTTTGGGTAGATGAAGCACAGTCAATCACAAAGGAAACATTAGACATTATCATTCCTACAATCCGTAAAGACAGATCTAAAGTCTTTTGGACAATGAACAGATTTATAGAAACAGACGCAGTATTCAATAAATTCTTTGGCAGGCAGGATTGTTTACATATCCACATAGACTACATGGATAATAAGCATTGCCCCCAGAAAATGATAGATGAAGCCAATATCTGCAAGGATTTAAGCCTTGATGATTATGAGCATATCTGGTTAGGCAAGCCAAGGAAAGACGGCGGAGCATTAAAAGTTGTTACAGAAGATATGTATAATAAACTCAAAGGCATTCATTTCGATAGGCCGTTCACAAAAAGGTTATTCACAGGTGACCCAAGCCTTGGCGGAGATGAATGTGCTGCATATATCATGGATGAGAACGGCCAAAAGCTTGACGAGTTATTCCTACATGAGAGAGATGAGATGAAAATAGCCGGCACATGGGTAGCTTTTGCCAATCGTAATGGAGTCAGGGATTACGTAATTGACATTATAGGCTTCAAAGGAATAGCAGACAGGATACGAGAATTAGTAGATGACTGCAAAATTATAGAAAACATAGGCTCAGGCCATAGCAGCAGGCCGGAGGATTATCTAAACTTAAGAGCTGAGATATATATGTATGCCATGAAAGAAGTTCTACACAAGAGAGTAGAATATTTCAATGACCCAATAATGAGAAAACAGCTGCTTGATATTCGCATTAAACCAATAAACTCAAGAAAGATTAAGATTGAGAGCAAAGACGATATTCGTAGAAGAACTCTTAAATCTCCGGATAGATCAGACGCTTATGTTCAAGGTTTATGGGGATTACAATATTGCAGAGTATGGAGAAAGAGAGACGAATATGCCGCTGATGATGAACCGGAAGAAGCAGTTAATTGGAGAACGGCATGACAAAACAAAAACATAGAAGTGGAGGAAACTACACACGAAAAGTTGACAGGAAACTAAAATACTTTGGAGAAATAGATTTTGACAAGAATGTTATAAAGGTTAATCCGAAGAAAGGCGATTTAGTGAATACAATTATTCATGAGGAAATACACAGAAAGAATCCCAAGATGAAAGGGAAGAATATTGTTAAGAAAACATAGCAAAAAGAGAGCAAGGATTATTGCGGTTAAACGGTCTTTTCTATTCTTGCCAACAATGTATAAATGTATAAATGTATAGGAATAATATGGCACAGATAAAAAAACTACTTGAATTTATCAAATTATTGATAGATAATAAATGGACAGGACAATTAAGACTTAATTTTTATAAGGGAGATATATCAAAAAAGATAGACAAGAAAGAAAGTTTTAAAATAACTTAAACGAGCCATCACCAGTTAATCTGACGGGCTATTCTTACTTAATTGCAGGGATAGTCTTTTTTTATTTTAGGAGGCATATGGCAAAGAAGAAAGTAACCATTGAAACAATCAAAAAGAATTACAGGCGTTCAAGACGCTTCGATAATAAATGGCGTAAACAAGCAGAGGAAGATCTAAGATTCTGCTTAGGTGAACAATGGGATAAACAAGATAAAGAAACTGTAGAAAAAAAAGGCCGGCCAGCGCTTACACTTAATATCATACAACCCAATATTAGATTAATAACAGGTTTTCAGAGAGAGAGCCGTTCTTCAATAAAAGCATACCCGGAAGGCAGAGAAGATGAATTAGCAAGTGAGATAGCAACAAAGCTGCTTAAGAACGTACACAAAAGAAGTCACCTTGATATGATTATCTCAGAGGCATTTGAAACCTCACTAATGGCTAGAGGTAAAGCCTTCATAGAGCCCTACATAGATTATACCTATGACCTTTTAAACGGTACCATGCAGTTTAACGTACTTGATGGTTGGAATATTAGAATAGACCCAAATTCAGTTAAGTATGATTTGTCGGATGCCAGGTATATTATCAAAGAAAGAAAACTTACCGAAGATGATATGGCTGCATTATTCCCTGATAAGGAAGACTTGATAAAAGAGATCAAGAACTTGGCTTTTTCTGATAATGACGAAATACCTGATGAAGACAGCATACTTGAAGAGAACGAAGATTATCCTAAAACTCAAGACATGGATAAGTCAAGACTTGGCGAAGATGAGGAAGATACGTTTAAATTCATTGAGTATTTTTATAAAAAATGGATTTCCCATTATCTTGCAATAGACGTAAAGCATAACATAGCCCAAATGTTTCCTACTAAGAAACAGGCAGAAGCTCATTTAATAGAAGCAAGACAAGCAGAGAGGCCTAATGCAGAAGTGAAATCACTTACAAGAGGACAGAAGGTAATTGAGAGAAAGATACCTCAGATATGGGTTGCCTCTATTATAGGACAAACAATTGTTGAGGATAAAGTAAATGACGCATGGCCCAATTGGAAAGGTTATCCATTCATTCCTTACTTTGCATGGTATTACTCAGCTGCTAAGAGAGTATTGAAAAAAGAGGAATTAGCGTACCAAGGATTTGCTTCTTCACTTAAAGACCCTCAAATGGAAAAAAATAAGCGGAGAAGTCAAGCGTTACATATAGTTAATAGTATGGCTAGTAGTGGTTGGCTGTCTGAAGAAGATTCATGGGTAAAACCTAAAGATGTAAAGCATTATGGGAGTACGCCCGGCGTTAATCTTTTTTATAAGACAGGCAAACCAAAGCCTGAAAGAATACAGCCTGCGATAGTTCCTCAATCCCATATATATTTTGAGGAAAAGAGTGAGGAAGATATTAAACTCATTTCGGGTGTTAATGCTGATATGCTTTCTGTTCAGGATAAAACTACATCAGGCAGGGCATTAGCGATAAGAGAGAGAATAGGTGTAAGGATATTAAAGCCCCTATTTGACAATCTCTCATTCACACAAGAATTACTTGGTAAATACATGGTTTCACAATTAGCTGAATTATACACAGTAGATAAGGCTATAAGAGTTTTAGGCGGTGATTTTATAGATAAGAGTTTCAGGAAAAATGAAGAAGATACCCCTGAGATTATCATGGGTGCAGCAAGTAATTTTATAGCAGCTTTACTTAATGACCAAGAACTAACTAATTACGATATAGAGATAGGTGAAGGCCTAGAAAGCCCAACTGAGAGATTAGCACAATTCTTAAGTATGTTAGAAATGGCAAAAGAGGGTATTCCAATACCTCCGCAGGTATTGATAGAACATTCAGATATGCCGGAGAGCGCTAAGAAAGCTACATTAGCGGCGATGCAGACATCGCAATCTGATCAGGAGCAGAATAATAAATCTCTTGCTAGTAAAAAAAGGAGAAAGAAAACATGAAGATTGAAGAAGGGAATGAAGATAGTTTCATAAAAGATTTAGGTTTGGGTACTGATTCTGAGGAAGAAAACACTGATAACAAGAATGAGGAACAGGAAAAAGAATCAACAGAGGAAAAAGGTAAAGAGAGTGAAGAGAAAGATTTAGAGGAAGAAGAATCCGAAGAAGAGGAAAACGAAGAGAAAGAAGAAAGCGAGGAAGAATCTGAGGGAAAAGAAGAAGAGGAAGAAAAGGAAGAATCCGAAGAAGAAAGTGAAAAAGATTTAACGAAAGAGGAAATAAAAAAGCTGCCTAAAGACGTAAGAGGTATGTATCATGCCTTAAAAAAGGAAAGGGGCAAACGTCAGGATATAGAAGCTGAATTGGGCCAGATTAAATTACAGATTAAGTATGGTAATAAAAAAACTGAAACTGAGAAAGAAGAACCGGAAGAGAAAGATTTTGAAACAGTTGAAGATATATTAAAAGATAAAGCTGATGATGATTTAATCAGCGTAGGTGAACAAAGGCGCATAAAAATATCTGAAAACAAAGAAAGAGAATTTCAAGCTAGAAAACAAAGTAAAGTCACAGAGGCACAGGCGAAGGCCCACGCAAATAGAGTTGCGCAGATAGATGAACTTGAAGATACCTTCAAACTGAGCCATTCTGACTATGACGAGAAATTGAATATTTTTCAAGCTGCTCTTAGAGATATGCCAAGTTTAGCAATAGAATTAAATGCCGAATATGCCCGGGAAGGCGGCAATCCCGCAAAAAAGGTTTACGAACTTGGCAAGAGATTTGAGAAAGTATACGACAAAACGGTTGACAGCAAACCGAAAAAGAAACCGAATAATGCTGAGAGAACACTAAAGAACTCAAAGAAGAAAGTTTCAAGTGCCAGTATATCAAGCAGCGGTGTTAGTGCAGAAGCTTTGAGTGAAATGGATGTAAAAGAATTAGGTAAAACTTTAGCTGCTATGTCAATGAAACAACTAATGAGAGTTCCGAAGAAGTTGAGAGAAAAGGCATTGCGGGCATAATTTAAGGAGGAAAGAATGGGTAACACAAGTTCAATTTCTAACATGCAGCCACAATTATGGCAAAGGCAAACATTAATAGATGCTATAGAAGAATTGTTCTTTAAGCAGAATGGTATGATGTCTGCTAACAGGACTGCACCTGCTCCTATATTCTTAAAGCCAGACTTTAAGACTAAGCAGGGAAAAAAGGTTACTATTCCGTTAGTTATTAAGCCAAGCGGGGAGGGCATTGACGGAGATTCCGAACAAGAAGGCAACGAAGAAGAATTAACAACTTACTCACAGGATATAGAAGTTAATCAAAAAAGAAATGCTATCAGATTAAAAGGTAGAATGGATGAGCAAAAAAATGCCCTTAATATGCGCACCATAGCAAGAGAAGCATTGGCAGGGTGGCAAGCAGAGATAATGCAGAAAGAGATTTTCCGTAAAGGTGGAGGAATTGTTGCTAACACTTTTTCAAATACGCCAGTAGCACCAAGTTCAACTAGAGTTATCTATGGCGGAAATGCAACAGCAGACAGCGATATTGACAGCGCAGATAAAATGACTCTTTCTTTGTTATTCAAGATAAGCAATACGATTTCTACACTTACACCATTGATAAGGCCGATTAAATACAAAGGTAAAAATTACTATTTGTTTCTAATTCATCCTAACCAAAGATATGATTTAATGCAGGATGATAGTTACCTTACACTACAAAAAGACGCAGGCCTAAGAGGTTTTGATAATCCTTTATTTTCCGGCGCAGACGCTATTGTAGATAATCTAATTATCCATGTTCATAATTATGTTCCTACTTTCTCTACATGGGGGTCAACTTCTGATCAACCCGGGGCAAGAGGTTTAATAATGGGCGCACAAGCAATAGTTTTGGCATTGGGCGAAGAAGGCAGATGGGTTGAGAAATCTTTTGACTTTGACAATAAATGGGCTATTTGTGTAGGTGCAATATGGGGTGTTCAGAAAGCTATTTTTAATAGTGTTGATTATGCTATAGTTGCGGTGGATACTTATGCAACATCTTTATAATCAATATAATCAATGATTTGTGAAAATAATAAGGAGGTTTTAGAATGGCATACACAGCAACAGAATTAGGCAGGATAGGCACTTCAGGGGGAGATATACTTTTACTTGTAAATGTATCACCTGATGCCGCTACAGGCAATATTACGATAAGTGATGTAGCTTATGCTTATCCAGTAGGAATAATTTCTCTTATTGAAGATCCCGGTGCTGCAACAGATCATGCTACAGTTCAGGCTTTGAAAAATACATCTACGCATAACCAGATTGACCTTAAATTATGGACTTCACCAAATGTAGCAGCGTCAACGTATAAGGATTTCAGGTTAACATTACTTCTTAAAGAAGAAGCAATATAAACATTCAGGCGCTCCCGCCTGTTAAATAAAAGGAGTTTAAGTTATGAAATTAGTATATTTCGGTAGAAAACGGCCTAAGATAGTTAAAACAGTTTCGCCAGAGCGTTTTGAAATGGCAAGAGATGAGGATAGACAAAAGAGTACAGGGATTACCTATATTGCGCTAGCAGGCAAAGCGCTAACTTATAGATTTGACCCATTTAGAGAGATTGAAGTAAATGATAATGCAGCTTCTATCCTTCTTGATAAGGCTAATGACCTTTTTAAGTGTGTAGATAAAGACGCTAACGTATCTAAGTCGAAGGCAGAAGTGAAAACTAACGGTTATGTTGGTGCCACTCATGCTGAACGAATTTCTGATTTAGATAAGAAGGTGAAACAGGAAGCTAAGGCAGAAGAAGGTAAGAGTGTTGAACAAATTATTGGTGAGAGTAGAAGTAAAAAAGAAGAAAAATCTAAGGAGGAATAATGAGGATGAGAAAGGATTTTCAAATATTAGTGCTGGCAGCATCTATAGTGTTACTATCAGCAATGCCTGCTTTTGCACAGAGCCTTTTCTATGCTGATAATCCGTCAAGCATAGCTACGGCCCAAGGTGGAACATTAGAACAAGGTACTGCAATGGTTACAGGGCAGGCTAACGTGCAGAGCATAACTGTAAGTGGTGCAAGTTCGGTAGCAGGTGACACCATTCTTATTTATGACGCAACAAGCGCAACAGGCACACCTAAATTCGACATCACGGTTGGTACAGCAAAAGAAACAATAGTATTAAAGCTTAATGATGCTGAATTTGGTACAGGTTTATTTGCAGACGCAAATACTCCGGGTTTACATATTTCAGTAGAATACACACAACAATAATAGGAGTAATAGGTTAGGTGGGGTTAATAGCCTCATCTAACCTTTGGCCATTATGGTAGATAGAGTATTCAAAACTATTCTATTTTTCACTCCTATCGCTTATTGTATAGGAGTTGACTATTGGAAATTTGAAATTGTTTTTTTCCAATTATCCTCAATAATTCTTTTTATCTCCGCTTTAAACGGCATACCAAAAAGAGAATTTAATATAAAGAAACTTATATCGATATTTTTAGGTATATGTTTATTTTCCACTATAGTAAATGGATATCAAATTAAGTCCTTAAGTGCTATGATAAATATATTCATTGGTATCGTTGATATAGCCATTCTTTCCATTTATTGCGTTGATTTAAAGAAATGTTTGAATTGGTTAATGATTGGATTAGGGATTAATACGGTGGTGTTTATCGGCCAAATGTTTGGCTATAGCCCCTTTATAGACCCCTCTACGTTCATAGGCGGAAATGGACAAGTGATTATAGGCCAATTTGGCGGCATTATAGGCAATTCTCCAAGATTTGCTGCGTTTATAGCCTTAATGCTTCCATTTGTGTCAAGGTGGTATCTTATACCAGCGCTTATATTAGGTTTATTTTTAAATGAAGCCTCTATATTATTCTCGATATTCTGCGTATCACTTTATACAATTTATACAATAAATAATGACATGCTAAACCCTAATCAATATTCAGTATTATTCATAAGTTTATTATTTGCAGGATTGGCAAGTATATTCTTTTTTCGTGAACACATTAGTCAGTCTTTTTCTATTAGGTTTTCTATGTGGAGGGATGTAATTAGTAATCTTGCTCAACAACCTTTTAATGGATTCGGATTAGGAGTTTTCCCGTTAGCTGATTATGCTGCTTCTTCATTCTTACAATGGATATATGGGGTAGGTGTATTGGGTGTAGGTTTTATAACTCTATGTATTAAAAGAATTAAATGGTATATGCTGCCACTTATATTTCTTTGTTTATTTGAGTATCCGTTTGAGATACCAAGATTATGGCCATTGATAATATTTATTATAGCGTACTACGCTATTGAACAAAAGGAGGATTATTATGTTAAGACCTGCAGCGTATGAAGAAATCACAATCAGCAGCGCAGCAAAAAAATTAACTGAAGCAACCTATAACATTTCAGGTTGGGGAATCGCACAGAAAGCAGTTGTACAAGTTTTAGATGCTGGCATAAGAGTAAAACTTGATGGAACAGATCCATCAGCAAGTACAGGTTTTGCAGAAAGCCAAGGCAGTTCTTTCGCATTAGAAAGTGTATCTGAAATTATAAACTTTAGAGCAATTCGTAAAGGCGGCTCAGACGGAAAGATAATCGTAACATATTATCAAAAAATGTAAGGAGAAAATATGCCAATAGTAAATCTTGGAAAGAAAGAAGAATATGATATGCCTGTTAGGGCAGGGAAAAAGAAAATCTACTATCCTCACCTTCATATAGATAAAAGTCTGCCTATTGATAGTAAAGACATTGGTAAAGAGATTATTGTTTCAGTAAAGTTAAAAGTAAATTCAGTTGAGAAAAGAGTTAGTAAAAATGGAGAGAAGTATAGTTATTCCTTTGATGTAACAGAAATGATATTTCCTTATGACAAAAAGAAAACTCCCAATAGTGTTAGGGAAATGAAGGAGAAGTTATATGAAAATAGTTAGAAAAAATGCAATGGGACAAACCATTGAAGAATTGGAAGTTACTAATATTGATATTATTAAAGACGCAATAGTTATTAAAGAACCTAAGTTTGTAACCGAAGAAGTAAAAGTTGAAAAAGTTAATATCGTTGAAAAAGATAGAATAGTTGAAGTTCCAGTGTTTAAGAAAACAGATGTGTTTTTTGAAAAATTGAATATTATCAAAAAAGATTTTGTAATTGACGTTGCTAGAATAAACTACATAGAGAAAACAGTCAATGATGTAAAGATAAAAGAAGAAACTAGGACTGTTATACTTTATGACTTTGTTATTGAAAAAAAGATAGTACCACTTTTAGAATATCATACTGTAAAAGTTCCTAAGATAGTTGAGGTAGACACTCCTGTTCCTAAGATAAGAGAGGTTGAAAAGACGATTGACAAAGTAGTTTATAATACTGTTGTAGTTGATAAGCCTGTTTACAATACAAGAGAAATAAACACTTGTATAGTAAATCATGTTTGTCCTCATTGCGGCAAAAAGTCTGTTGAATTTTTAAAGAGTAAGAAAAAGGAGAAAGATGTATAGATTCCCTTCCGGTATTCAGGAGGTGGGAAAAGTTTATGATAAGAGTGCGTTGAGTATTACATCTACGGCTCAAGAAATAACTTTAACTGCGGGAAGAAAAAGCATAGAGTTGGTGCCGGGGCCTGATGAAACCAATGAGATTTATTATGGCGGTTCAGGAGTAGACAGCACAGATGGCGCTACAATAGGAGCAGGAAAAGTGTTTAGTAACTGCAAGACAGGATTCAGTATATATGTGGTAATGGCTTCTGGGGAAACTGGAAATCTACGAATTATTGAATATGATTAAACGATTAACTCTATTTTTAGCTATTTTATTATCTTTGTCTATTAGCGTATCTGCTCAGAACATTAGAAGTAGATCCATAGATAAAGCTAATAAAATAAAAATAACTGATTCTGGAAGTTACTACACCGGCACACAGGTAGAAGCCGCTCTACAGGAAATAGGAGCAGGAACTACACTTGATACTCTCTATCTCCGCCTAGACGGCACAACAACTCCAACGGCTGATATTACATTTGGGGATTTTGATATTACCAATGCCGGGGATATAGCTCTCGATACAATATCCTCTGACTCGGAAACAACCGTAACAGTTAATCTCGGTTTTGATGCAGGAGATGATTTTCGGATTAAAGGCGGGCAGAGTGGAACGGATATTCTAATGCTGGTTGAGGGAAATACCGGCAACGTAGGAATAGGAACTCCCAATCCGTCTATCGATGTTGATATCGTAAAAGCGATAAATCCAATTATACGGACAAAAGATACTACCAATACCGCTATAGCTAATCTCTTTGCTACAGACAGCAGTGGAAGAACAGGGACAGGGTCAGCCCACAAGTTTTATATTGTAACACAAAATTCTTGGAGAGTAGCCTTTGATTTATTAGGAAATGTAGGGATAGGAACAAATACTTTTGGAACGAACGCGGCGCAGGTTCTTGCGATAGAAAACGGCACAGCTCCTGCATCGAGCCCGGCTAATATAATTCAGTTATTCGCTGAAGATGTGGCTTCCAGTTCTGAATTACGAGTAAGAGATGAGGCTGGTAATACCACTACTCTGTCTCCTCATCCTGTAGAATTTCTTGATACTATGCCTGTTGATAAGGCTCATATTTCACCTTACGCGTATTATTCCAGGAATGATTATCTGGGAAAAGAAATGTGGATTGATCTATCCCTGCTTGCTTTTGAGGTTCAGAGATTAAGCGGAAAGAAAATCATAACTATAAAAGATATTCCCAGACAAGATTGGAATACCAACCAGGATATGATAAAACAAAAAAAGGATGCGGAGATAAACAGAATAACAAATGGCTTAAACGAAATCGATATACTTATCATGAAAGAAACCAATAAGCATAAAAGAGGTAAATTGATTGAGAAAAGAAAACTTTTGGATAAAATCCCTAAACCTTATACCAAAAAACCTATACCAAAATGGATTAAGAATAGAATAAATGGAAAATAAAAACTGCAGCGGAAAAAACAGGCATAAATCTACAATAAGAGATATTATAGGAATAATTGCTATTATCGGCACTATATCAAGTGTAACATTAGTCTATGGCAAACTTCAATGGAATGTCAATGTACTGGCTGATGAGTCTAAAAAAATAGTAAATAAAGTTATCGAAACAAACAAAAAAGATGCTAAACAGGATATTTCTATAGCTAAAATACAAACTCAGTTGGAAATTTTAACAAAGGGGCAGGAAAAAATAAGTGAATTAATATTAAAAATAGCTGTAAAGGTAGGTGCAAAATGAAACATAAAAAGCCTGATGATGTTTGGTGTGATTTTGTACATGAGTATAAGTTTAACAAGAAGTATTTAGTAGAGGAATTGACTCAACTTGAAAAGGAAATGAAAGTACCGTATGACAGGCTTATTCAAATGATTAAGAAACTTCTTCTGCATGTTCAGGAGTTGGAAGACAAGATTGATAATACTGAAGAGGTTGAAAGGTTTGCTAAACATAGGCTAATTCATGGTGTGAGTACGGAAGAAGGGCTGTGATGTGGTATACTTAAGAGGGGGTGTATATGAAAGCTATAAATCCTAAAGACTTTAAAAGGAAAGATTTTCCTATTATTTGTTTATCAGATAATAGGCGTTCCTTTATAGGCTTTGCTATCAAAGCTCACAGTAAAGGACAATACTCCCATGTTATGGAAATCACAGAGAAAGGGTATTTTGCTTCTCAGCAGTTCACAGGCTACAAACGAGTTCCCTATAAAGCATATATGAAACCAAACATCACTTTAAAGTTTTTCCGCTATAAAGATATGAATAAAATTCAGAAAACATATTGGATAGACTTAGTTGATAAAGAACTTAAAGAACCTTGGTGGAGAATAAAGTATGATTTGTTAGGAATACTTGGAATAATATTACCTTTCAAGTGGACTCGTAAACTAAACAACCCTTGGGCAAAATATTGCTCTGAAAGAGTTGCAGGGCACGAATTAGCGATTATGAAGGTCAATAGAGGTTTACATCCTACGCCTGTAGAGCTAAATAATAAGTATAAGAATGATGAAAATGTTGAATACCTTGGACACTATTTTTTCGATTGATAAGGAGGTGAATAATGACTGATGACAGAGATACAATCGTATCAGAAGTAATGGCTGACACCAAACGAACAGATAAGCAGACAGCATTAGAGGGTTATTTTGAAGATGCACTTATTGAAATGAGCCAAGCTAAGACTGAAGATGGCGAGCCTATACTCTTGCAAGATTTAAAAGAAGATGAATCATACTCTATAGTTAGCGGTGATTATTTTAAAGCCTTACCAACTGATTTTGTTTATATGTATTCAAGGCCCGAATTAAGATATGACACAGACAAAGGGCGTTTATTAATAAAAAAAGATAGAGAATGGATGGATTGGAACTATCCAAATAGAGCCAACAATACAACCAATAAAAGTAAGCCTTCTTATTTTTCCTTAGAAGCAGGAAGATTTGATTTTGCACCAATGAGCGATAACAGTTATACGATAATATTTCCACACACAAAACTTCATCCGGTTGCTGCTAATAATATTACTACAATTTTATATGGAGATAGATTTAAAACAGTTATTAAAGATTTATTGAAATCTAAGCTATGGGACTTATTAGAAGATTTTGATAAAAGAGATTTTCATTTTAATAGAGGAATGACAAAACTAAGAGCAGCCGCAATTATAGATAAAAGAAATGCAAGTGATATTTTAATAACTAATTATTCTGATTTATAGGAGGTAAAAGATGAAAAAGTTAAGTTTTGGATTGACGTTTAAGAAATCTATGGTAGTGAAGATGAATACGGTTATTTGGAAACAATATAAGATTCTCAAGTCTATTATCGTCAACAATACCATTAGTGTGATGCACAACTTCTTCAGGAAGAAGATAACGCTTAAGCAACTTCTCCATCACAAGACGATGTTCGTAAACATAATCTCCAGTGGTTTTGTGAGGATGATTAAGTTTATGAATAAGGATATAACCTCTGCTTTTAGCTCTTCCGCCTTTCCAGCTCGGATGTTTCATTCCTTTGCTTTGGTTATGGCCTTCTTTAAAAGAGCCTTTATTAGTCAATCCTTTCATTCCTTTATTCCAAGCGATCTGGCTCTTATGAGATTCAGAAAGTTTTTTGCAGTGTTCTTTGGAAAGAGTTCTTCCCTTGGTGGGGGCAGGTTTACCTTCCATAGATTTCCAATAATATTTTTGAGAACAGTAACTTTTATCATGAGCAGGAATTGTTTCAAAGTTTTTTCCACAAGTAAGGCAATTTTTACTAATTCTTTTTTTGCGGGTTTCGGCTCTGCATTGATTAGAACAAAAAATTGTTTCAGGATGTTTTTTGTTAAGAAATTCTTTTTGGCAAGTAGGACAGTTTCTTATAGATTATCTCCTTGTTTTAAATTCAGTTTTATTATAGCACTTCTATTTGTTAGTTGTCACCTGTTTTCTTTGAAAAGTTATGCTTTAAGTAACCTATGGCCTGACAATGACCAAAGAGTTGACGGCTCTGTAGACACGGTTGACGAGCTTGACGGGTTTATCAATACTCTCTCTTTAGACATACGAGAAAGGCTCTTATCAACAGACGGTGAAACAGTAAAGATAGGGACAAATTGGACTGCTGCAGGATTTACTGCTGCCGATTTAGGAACAGTAACCACTGCGGATATAAATGGAGGTACATGGTTAGGTACTATTGACGGTGCGTGGACAGCAGCCAGCCAGACTTGCGCTGATTTAGGAACTGTAACCACTGCGGATATAGATGGCGGCACTTTAGATAATGTTATCGTAGGAGGCTCAACAGCGTCAGCGGGAACATTTACTAACATAATAGGATCAGGTACAGCTACGTTTAATGATTCTAGCAATGCAACGGTATCTCAAATAGATAACGGCGGCACAGGACATGGATTGGAAATAATTGTAAACGGTGTGCAAGCAACTTCTAAATATGGGTTATCTGTTTCATCTGACGTAGCCCAAGTTAGTTCTTATTTAGTATATATCAATCAAGATAATGCAAGCTCTAGTCAAGAACCTCTAGTAATTAGAAATGATGGCTCAGGTAATACTATTGTTGGTGAAGGAAATGAAAATTTGTCTAATGCAGGTGTTTGGGTTGATAGAACTTCTTTCTTTGCTGATAAAGAAAATCTTAGTGCTTTAAATACAAGCGAACTTGTAACTAAACTTAAAAATATGAATTTGTACCGCTACCAAAAAAAATGTGAAATCTATGGTAATAAGAGAAAAGACAAAGTAGAGATTACAGAGGAAAAATATGATAAAAAAAATAAAACTCATAAAAAGAGAAAAGGCAAATTTTATAAAGAAATAGGTGAAGATAAGTTTGGTACAGAGATTATATACCCCAATGCAAAAGAATATGTAGGATTAATACTTGATGATCCTACTACGCCAGAGGAACTAATCTCAAGAGATTTAGAAGGCAGCATAAATGGAAAATCTGGTACTCAAATTGCTGAGTTTCTATTAGGAGTTTGTAAGCAGCTTATATCTGAAATAGATAATCTAAAAAGTAGGATATTAGTATTAGAAACTCCATAAAGAAGCAGGCTATATGGCTGTTAAAATTAGAAAAAAACTATTAATTATATTTTTTTCTATTAGAAGGTTTCCCTTCCATAGATTTCCAGCAGCATTTTTGGTTACAATACTTTTTGTTATAAGAGAGAATTGTACCAAAACTTTTGTTACAGTTAAGACATTTTTTAAAAATTCTTTTTTGGGGATTATGGAATTTAGTATGTTTATAGGCATTAGCAAACAATTCCAAGTTTTCAGGGCTATCATCTTTCTTATTGGCAATACTTTTAATAGGAAAATGGATACCTCTATGATGAACGATTTCTCCAAGCCTAAGATAGCGTCCAATCATCTTTTCCATAATAATATGACTTCTAAGAACATAGTTGGTAGTGCCACAAAAGGGATGAGAAGGTTTATAAACAAGAATATAACCATGACTTATTATTTCTCCACCTTTCCAATTAGGATGATTCTTACCAGATATTTCAGGGCGTTTTTTACTTTTCATACGTTCATAAATTCCACTTGGCATTTTTACCTCCAGAATAGAAAAGCGCTTTTCAGGTTGTTACAGGATTCACGGTTAAGTGTTTCCACCTTACTCAGCGCTTTCAATTTTAGACAAAAAAATCCGTTAACCCTGTAACTAATCTTATTATAACAGGAGTATTTTAAATGGCAATACAAACAAAAAAGAAAGGACTCATAATTCCTATATTGACTCTTGACACCTCAACTCCTTCAACTCTCATTGATCAGAGACAATCTCCAAATATGCAAAATGTACGAATTGAAAGAAAACAAATAAAAAAGAAAGAAGGGTATTCTACATTAGGCGGAACTTCTACAGGTGATATTCAGTTTATATCTGAAATTGATAGAGAAGGTGAGTTATATTTATTTCGTATATCTACACGCAAATTTGACTCATTAAACACGGTATCAGGTGTTTGGACTGACCGTACAAACGGTAACTTAGGAGGTACAACTAAAAGGCCCGTAAGCTCTACCATAGCCAAAATAAGCGGAAAGAATATAGTAGTATTTACTAATTCAGTTGATGTTATTAAGAAATGGGCAGGAGGCACAAACAATATAGCGGATTTAGGAGGAAGCCCTCCTAAAGCTAGATATATATTAGAGTTCAATAGATTCGTATTAGCGGCTTACGTGATAGAAGGGGCCTCAATCTTCCCTGAGAGGGTGCAGTGGGCTGATTATGATGATCCTGAGAGTTGGACAGAGTCAACAGCAAGTAACGCAGGAAGCGGTGATTTAGGCGGTGGAGAGGCTATTACAGGTATGTTTAGACTCGGCAACAATGTAGTAGTTACAAAGCAAGACAGTATTTGGGTAGGCTATTTAACCGGTGATGATAGGGTATTCCAATTTGACGCTGTAGAGAGGAATATAGGCTTTATGGTAAACAATACCATAAAGGTGATACCCGGGGGCTTAGCGATAGGATTAAGTAAGCATGGGCTAATCCAATTTAATGGTGCAAGAGCGCAAACAATAGCACCCGGAATATTTGAAGATTTAAGAGATAATCTAAACGCTGACCTTTTACAAAAATCTTTTGCAGTTATCATGACTCAATTAAATGAATACTGGTTATATATTGTAATAACGGGTCAGACATATCCTACAAGGCTATATAGATATAATTATGCTACAGGACAAGTATATAAAGATTTAGTGACTAATATCACAGCAGCGGGTTTATATACGAAACTACCGAATAAAGAATTAATCGACAATGTAACAGATGTTATAAATACTAAAACAACAGTCATCGATGCAGCTATAGTAGACGTTCTTTATCCGACATTGGTTTTGGGAGATAAAGACAGCCAGACTTATAAATTTGATTTTGATTTAAAAAATGAAAATGGAGTTGCCATAAATGCCTTTTGGGATACTTCGGATATAACTCCTTTCCCCGGATATTACTCACATTGGACTGAATTATTCTTTGAAGGCTTAGGTGATACAGTTACGATACAATATTCAACAGATGAGGGAGTTACGTATACAACGCTTGAGACTATAACATTGACAGCTAGTATGGCGGCTTATGCAGTATATATTGATGTTCTTTCAGAGAAATTAAGAATAAGGGTTTCTAATGCTGTTGTGAGCGAAACATTTACTATGAGAAATTTATATTATAAACAACCAATTCAAAGAGAGGCTATAGAAAAATAATGGGTTCAATATATGACGGTTTAATATTGAATGATTTTCCTGCTGATAAGGATAAAAACTCTTATGAATATAATGTTCATTTGTTTTTACAAAAACTATTAAGTACATTAAAACTTATTCCTGATGGAAGAGAACCTATATATCAAAAGATATACACCTTAGCAGATGACGCTGTAAAGGACAACTCAAGGAGCGGTATTTATATTATCTCAATAGGCGGAGGCTCTAGTTACGCTATTGCTAATGCTAAAAAAGCTTCTGCAATTACTTTATTACAAGATAGCGGCGACTTCGCTGCATTAGATACAGACGGTAAATACTGCCTAATAGATAACACTACAGGTATTAGATTGAAAAATAGAATAGGCTCGGCAAAGAAATTTGCTGTTACAATAATAACTACAGATTAATAAAGGAGAGATATTATGGGACTGTTTTCAGACTTTTTCAGAGGCAAAAAAGATAAAGTAACACTAGAGCCTTTACAGACAGAAACTCAAAAACAAGCAGGGAAAACATTATCTGATATTGTTAAAAGATTTTCTGCGGGATATCAACCCGGAAAGGAATTTGGTAGAATTTCGGAACTTACATCACCTACATCTTATGAACAACAAGGTTTAGATTATCTTCAAAAATATATAGGTGGTGATGTTCCCCTTACAGGTATGATGAAACAAGTTAGTGATGTTCTCGGAAAGACTTTAGGGGGAGAGTATGATCCATTTGAATCAAAATATTATGGGTCATTACGAAGGAATGTAGAAAAAGAACGTAAACAAACCATAAAGCAGCTCAATCAACAGATAAGCAAGGCAGGTTTAGGCGGCTCAAGTTTTAGAGCAGGAAAATTGGGAGATATACAACAAGAGAGTTTTGATAGAGTTTCTGACATAATGGCTAAATTGCAAGAAGAAGAAAGACAAAATCAACTCAAGGCTATTATTACAGGAATGGATTTTTCTAAAACTCAAGAAGCATTGCATACTCAAAAGTTATCTAATATATTTGGCTTCGGTTCTTTACCAAGAGAATTGGCAGGAGTAGGGTATCAAGATTTTTTAAGAAAGCAAGGTGAGTTTTCAGATATACCACAAATAGCACAGAATTTATTTGGAACCAATGTTCCATTTGGAGTTAAAGAATTAGAGTTTAGACAGCCATCAGGGTTGAATAGAGTATCAAATATTTTAGGTGATGTTGCTTCAATAGGTTCATCTCTGAGCGATATATTTCCCGGGATGGGAGGAAAAATAAGCAAGAAGATTGGCAGTTTCTTTAAATCAAGAAAATCAGCCTTTGGTGGGGGAAACAGCGGAACAACAACTGGTGGTGGCTATGCGAGATATACATAGAATAAAAGGAGATAAAATATGGCAAGTGTAAGCGATTTAATAAAAATAGTACAGTTTAAACAACAAGAAAAGGCACAAAGCCCTCTTAGTGGGTTAAGCACTCAATTAGAAAATATAGCAACTCAGGTAAAACGGCAAAATGAGAATAGAAGAAAAAAAGAAATGCAGAGTAGGCTCTCAGATATATTAATGAAAAATGATAAAAGCAACTTTGAACCTACTTTTAAAGTTGACGAATCTGGTGCCATAAATGTAACTTTTAAATCTAAGGGTAAAGCTGGGTTTGCAAGCGAATTTCAAAAGTCTATTAAATCGGTAAAATCTGGGGAAACTACGCTTGACGAAGAAATTGCAAGACTTGTAGAAGATTATCCCAAGCAATATAATTTACAAGCGGATAAACATTTTAGGAAAGTTACAGGAGCAGATGAAAAATACGATGAAGATACTTTTGAAAAAGACACTACCAAAGAGCCATTGGTAGAACTCCGGGCAGAAGGATTTGGCAGGATAGGTAAAGGTGCTAAGTATGAAGAAGCTGTAGAAGTTTATGGAAAAGAAGGTACTGATAAAATACTTGATATTATACGTGATTTACAGTCAAAAGGGAAAACATTTGACAAAATAAGCAAATTAATGAAAGATAAAAAAATTAATTCTAATTTCTTTCTGAAATATTATAGATGATATGGGAAATCCATTTGCAAATATTGTACAAAATAGCCCTAGCACTTTTGGCAAAAAAACAAAAACATTTGAAGGGTGGAGAAGTAAGCCTTATCAAGACCCCGGAGGCAGCAATAGATCTATAGCTTGGGGTTTTAATATTGATGAACCAAGCGTAGCAACCCTTTTATCTCCAGATGTGTTAGCAGGAAAAAGAGACATAACAAAAGAAGAAGCTGAACCAATATTTCGGCTTAAATATCAGCAAGCTCAAAGTGAAGCAGGTACATATTTAGGTGGAAACCTTATTAACGAAATTCCTGAAGAGGCTAAAGACGTAATAGTTGATTTAACTTACAATATGGGGTATCCAACTATTTCAGAATTTAAAAATCTTAGACAGGCTATAGAAAATAAAGATTGGAATAAGGCAGCAGACGAATTAGAAAATAGTAATTGGTACAAGCAAACAGGAAATAGGGCAAAAACTCATGTTAATACTCTAAGGAAATTAGCACTTAAAAAGAATGATCAACAATCTTCATTGATTGACTTTTTCCTACCTTCCGCTCAAGCAAAAGAGATAAATAACCCCTTTAAAGCCATAGTCACTAAAGATACTGAAAATCCATTTTCTGAGGTAATCGCTTCTGATAATTCTTTTTCTGAAATCTCTAAAATTACCGAAGATACCAAAAAGAAAAAATCTTTGTTGAATGATATTTATTATGGTGTTCAATCGGGAATATCAAGAACTTGGGCTAATGTGTGGAGAACTCCTGCGGCCGTTTATGATATAATCTCTATGCCTACTAATTTTATGTTGAAAGTAATAGGCAAGCCGGAATGGCAAGCTAAATCTCCTGATTGGCTAATGAATAATCCTATGGCTAAATGGAATGATTATTTTGCTAACGAGTTTGAGAAAGAAATTACTCCAACCAAAACATTGGAAGAAGCTTTTGAAACTAAAGATTTTGATAATATTGGTAGACACTTAGCAATACAGGTTGCTAAAAATGCCCCTCAGCAATTAGCACTAATAGCTAGTTATATGGTAGGTTATCCGGGAACAGGTTTAGCCGGAATGGGTTTGTTACAAGCTACTCAAGCTTTACAGGAAACCAGAGATAAAGACCCTGCTATGAGTGCATACAACGCCCTAGCGCAAGGCGTGATAGAGGTAGGGTTTGAAAGCATAGGTATTGGCATAATAAGCAATTGGAGTAAAGTTTTAAGAAAAAGTTTTGGCACTAAAAATGCTTTAAAAATAATCGGTGATGTTTTCAAGACGATAATTAACTCTATAGCAGGTGAAGGATGGAGTGAAGGATTAACATCTTTAGCCCAAGACTTCTCAAGTTTTGTTACTGGAATGAATGATAAAGCTATGAAGGGTTCATTGCCGAGGGCCTTTGAGAGTGCGGCAGTAGGAGCAATATCAGGGGGGTTATTGACGGGCCCCGCAGCTATAGGAACAGGCATAAAAAGCGCCGAATACAAGAAACTCTCTGATATAGAGCAAAGACAGCCAGAGAACATTGTAGAAACCCTTCAAATTAAGCCAGAACAAGCCGAAATTGAAGAGTTAAAGCCTAAAGCCGAGCCAAAGACGATTGAGGCAGAAAATGCTCTTATAGAGGAAGCTAAGAAGTTTGGAGTAAGATATAGTCCAGAAATAAAAGATAAAGTAATTAAACTTTATTCACAAGGGAAATCGTCAACACAAATTTCAAGTGAATTGGGGATTAGTTCATCTGCTATCTTGAATATTGCTGATAAAGCTGGGATTAAAAGAACGATTAGTCAATCTAAAATATTATATGAAAAAGATATTCCAAAAGTTATTGAATTATACAAACAAGGAAAAAGTATTTATAAAATTGGGGAAGATTTAAGCCTTGCTCCTTCTTCTATCGCAAGGTGGGTTAAAGAAGCCGGTATAACAAGAACAGCAAGCGAAGCACAAGGAGCAAAATCGGAAGATATTATAAAAGCAATAGACTTATATAAAAGTGGCAAAAGCACTATCGAGATAGGCAAAGAGTTAGGGTATAGTAAAGGTGCGATATGGAGATGGGTTAATAATGTTGGTGAAAATAGAAGTCAAAGCGAAGCTCGTTCAATTCTTGCCGAAGAAGGAAGATTAAATTTACGAAGTGTAAAAAGTAGTGTAAAAACCAAATCTGGAGAAATTAAAGCAGATAGTGCTTATGAGGCGGCGAGAATTAAACAATTAGATAAAGACAATAATGTTATTGAAATAAAAAGAGCAAAAAGAATACCTTTCGGCAATAAGTCATATATACCTGATTTAGAAATTAAATATTCTGATGGAAAAATAATCATAGAAGAAATAAAAGCAGATTATAAGAAAGGTGATGAAAATGTAATTGCTAAAGAAAAAGCCGCAAAGGAATACTATAAAGATAAAAATATTGAATATCGTATAATTACCGAAAATGATATAGGTATAAATGCTTTTTCAAATATTCATATAGATGATTTGACTTTTACAAACGAAGTTGACAAATCCAGATTTAATCAAGCCATCAAAAGCGTAAGAGCTATTTTATCTAAACAGCAAGCGCAGATTAAACCTTCCCCTTCACCCGGAGTATCCGGAGTATATGGATATACAGTACCTGCAGGAATAGTTGCAGAAGGCGGTTATGGTACTATAGAACCAAACGAGAAAGCAACTAGAGAAAAGATAGCCAAAACTGACTATTCTAAGATAGCAGAGGATATACCTGTTCAAGAGTTCAGTGTTGTAGATGAGGTATTGAAGATTACATCGCCGGCAGAGCGCAAAGGTGCTTTAATTGGAAAGAAAGTTCTCCGTAAAAACATAGCTGACTTAGCACATAAAGATGTTGCTGCAGTAGAAACTTTGAAAAAAACGCATAAGGCTTTTAAGTGGATGAATAAAGAAGATAGTTTAGACTTTATAGATAGAGTAGAAACAGGTAAAACACAAATTACTAAAGAACTACAAACTATTTCTGATACATTCAGAAGTTTGCTTGACGGTAGACGAACAGATATTCAAAATCTAGGCAAAGGACACTTAGAGAGTTTTGTTGAAAACTACTTCCCTCATATATGGAAAGACCCTAAGAAAGCCAAGAATGTTATTTCTGCCATAATGGGGAAGAAAAGACTTGAGGGTACAAAGTCTTTTTTAAAGAAACGGGTTATTGTATCTGTTAAAGACGGAGTAAAAAGAGGGCTTGAGCCTGTTAGTGATAACCCTGTTGATTTAGTTCTTCTAAAACTTCACGAAATGGATAGGTATATTATGGCTCAAAACATAATTAAAGAATTAAAAACAAGAGGATTGATTAAGTTTGTTTATTCACGTGGAGGCAAAAAACCTGATGGATATGTTACGATAGATGATAATGCTTTTACTGTGTATATGCCGCCAGAGATTACAAAGAAAGATTATTATGATCAGATAGTAGTAGACCAAATGGTAGATATAGCAAGGTCTTTAGATATAGACACAAAGCGTTTTGTAAGCATAGGGGGCAAAAGAGTAGGTTACGCTCAATGGTTTCCCGGACAAGAGAAAGGAGAGAAGATAAGGACAAAGTTTGCTTCTCCTGAGAGTGTATTAGCTCATGAGATAGGGCATATATTAGGAATAAGATACAATCTTTATGCTTTATTGGGTAGAAGAAATGACGGAGAGTGGAAGGTACACAAAGCAGGGAAGAGTAAAGGAAAAAGATATTTTAGTCCTTCAAAAGAAGCTATTGAATATAGACGGAAGATAGATAGTCAATGGCGAGCATTATCAGACGCAAGAGCTAAAGGCCTTGATCCAAAGAAATATCCCGGGTTTTATAAATATATTAGAAACGCGAGAGAAAAAGAAGCTGTTATGCTTGAGGCTATGATACATGCCCCTAATGAGTTTAGAAGGGCAGCCCCTGACTTGTACAAAGTATTTACGGCCTTTCTTAATAGCCACGCTGAATTGCGCCCGATATTAGACATCAGGTCTTCTTTGGTATTAGGAGAGAATGAAGCTAAAATAAAAGTTCCCGGGTTCACAACATTAGGAAGGTATTACGTTCCTGAACCAGTAGGGACTTTACTAAATAATTATCTTTCCTCCGGGCTTAGAAATAATAAAAATAAATTAGTATCAAGTGGATATAATATACTTCGCGGAGCAGGCAATGTATTAAACCAAGCTCAATTAGCATTCAGTCTATTTCATGGATTAAATGTTACCTCTGATATGGCTGCTTCTACTTTTGGGTTGGGCTTAAGGAGAATGTTCATTAAAGGTCAAAGGTTTAAAGGAATTACAGATATACTATCTGTTCCTGTTGCTCCGATTATGGCCATATGGAATGGCACAAGGATAAGAAAAGCATACACTCAACAGTTAAAATCAATTACTGATCCGAAGATGAGGCAAATGGTAGAAGCTATTATTGCAGCCGGCGGTAGAGACAGGATGGACACTTTTTATTATAACAACCAGATTAAAGCATTAGAACAGACCTTTAAAGACATAGTAAAAGGTAATGCCTTCACTAAAGTAAAAAGTAGCCTAAAACTCCCTTTTAATTTATTCGGTGCAACATTAGAGATGGTAGCAAAACCTTTAATGGAATGGTATGTACCTACTGGAAAGATAGGATTGTTTTCTAAGCTGGCCCAACATGAAATGGAGAGGGCGGAGGCAGGGCAAATAAGTCAAGAGCAATTATGGGAAAGATTAACCCAAGTTTGGGATAGTGTAGATAATCGTATGGGGCAATTGATATATGATAATTTGTTTTGGGAAAAAACAATGAAAGATACTCTTATGTTATCCATTAGAAGCGTTGGTTGGAATTTAGGATCGTGGAGAGAGTTTGGCGGTTCGGCTGTAGATATAGTAACTACTCAGGAAAGAATCAACAGAGGCGATATTTGGCTAAGCCATAAAATGGCGTACACAATAGGAGCAATTACTATCTATGCTGCACTAGGAGCAATGATACAGTATATATTAACAGGAGAACCCCCAGAGGAAGCAAGGGATTATTTTTTTCCAAAAACAGGTAAGAAGAATCCTGACGAATCAGATGAGAGGATTTCTTTACCTACTTATGCAAAAGATTGGTATGCTTGGTCTCATCAACCGGTAAAAACCTTAATACATAAAGTACATCCTCTTTGGGGCCTAGTAGGAGATCTAGCCACAAATAAAGATTATTTCAATGTAGAAGTTAGGCATACAGATGATTCCTTACTTAAACAAGCAAATCAGGCAATTGCTCATATAGGGGAAAGCTTTAAATCAATATCTTTAAGGAATTATGAGAAAATGGAGAGAGTATCTCCCAGAGATAAAAGAAATTTTTGGATTTCAATTACAGGCATATCTTCAGCACCTTCTTATATAACTAAAAGCCCTGCTCAAAAATTGATGACACGTCTTATCGTTGAAAGAATACCGCCTAAAGCTAAAACTAAAGAACAGTTTGAAAGATCAACATATCGGAGAACTTTAAAGAATCGTCTTCGTAAAGGTGAGAGAATTGATAATAATGAAGCTCGAAAAATACTAGGAATGGAATCATATAAAAGACTGAGAAAAGAAGCGGAAAAATCGCCTTTCGCTGATTCCTTTAATAGACTTGGAATCAAAGATGCACTAAGCGTTTATACCATAGCTACAAAAGAAGAGAGAAGGCAAGTAAGGAAGATACTAAGAGGAAAGTATAATAGGGCCAAGCCGTATACTAAGACAAAAGATATAAGAGATTTATATAGAGAATTAATTTTTTAATTATTTTTCCCACAAATAACATATCCCCTAAGCGCAGGTTTTTCAATAATATAATGCTTTTCAACTACTTCAATATGTTTATGAGATTCTAATTTTCTCATTCTCCATTCCCATTCCGAACCCATAGAATTAATAATTACCAAGAAGGTAACACATATACCTATCAGAATCCCAATACATACTTTCATTCTTCACCTCTCTTATTTCAATCCAAAATCCTTAATCATATCAAACTTCCAATATGGCCTTAAAAATTTATATGCCTTATATCCAATATATCCAATATATCTAATATATCCAATATTACACAATATCCACAAGGCGTGAATAATTATTGCTGCTGCTAAGATTTTGCCGAATGTGTCATAGGGTCTTATTTTT